ACCATATCCAATAGAGCGACTTTCCAGAAAAATTTTTGGAGGTGAGGAGGTGGCAAGACGACCGACCAAAGAAACCGTCAAACGTGCAACAATCCGAGATATGAAGAAGCTTGGCACCTACAAGCCTGAATATAACCGGTTAATCAGCATTTATGCAGAATTAGTTGAGCAATACGGGATGCTTACTCAACGATTTATAAACGGCGATTATGAATTCCAGACGCCAACGGCCGATGGGGGTTACAAAAAAGCCCCAATTGTGGCCACGCTTGAAAACCTCCGTAAAGACATACTGGCATACTCCGATCGGCTGTGCCTTAACCCAAAATCTCTGGAAACAGTTACGGCTGAGAATCCTGTTAAATCCAAATTAGCTAAGGCGCTGGCCAGCCTTGAAAAAGAAACCTAAAAACCTCGATACGGTAATGGAGTATGCCAAGTCAATAGTCGAAGGCCGGAAAATCGCCTGTAAAGAACAGATCCAAGGATGCCGAAGATTTTTAAATGACCTGAAAAAACCTGAATACGACTTCAATCCCAAAGATGCTGAGTTCGTGATTGGGATCATTGAAAAAACATTCGTGCATGATCAAGGGGAGAAGCTCGACGGTACGCCGTTGCGCGGAACCCCTTTTTTATTAGAAACCTGGCAAAAGTTCATAATATATAACCTTGTTGGCTTTTACCACAAGGGAACAAAGATTAGACGCTATAAAGAAGCGTTTATCTTTATCCCGAGAAAAAACGGCAAAACCCGCTTTGCGGCAGCTCTATCTTGGGCACTGGGCCTTTTAGAACGGCGCTCTGGCTCAAAATGCTATATCGTCGGCGCGGCTCTGGAACAATCGTTGCAGAGCTTTAATTTTATCCTTTTCAACCTCCGGGAAATGGATGAAGATAATAATTTCCGTATTCTTGATAATAACCAGGAGCATTCAATTAGCGGTGAACTTGGGGATGGTTCCATTTACATCAAGGCCTTGGCCGCTAACCCAGATCGGCAGGATTCGCTTAACTGTAATATTGCCATTGCGGATGAGATTCACGCTTACAAAAAACCTAAACAGTACAACATCATTAAAGAGGCTATGAAGGCCTACACCAACAAACTGATGATTGGTATTACTACAGCTGGTGATGATATGACATCATTCTGTTATAACCGGCTGCAGTATTGCATGAAAATCCTGAATGGTACGGTAAAAGCAGAGCATTATTTTGTTTTTATCTGTAAAGCCAATCAGGATAAAAAAGGCAATGTTGAATATACGGATCCAGTCATTCATGAGATGGCTAACCCGAACTACGGTGTAACTATTAGGCCGCAGGATATAATGAACGATGCTCTGGATGCTCAGAATGATCCCCAGCAGCGAAAAGATTTTTTGGCCAAGAGCCTTAATGTTTATACTTCGGCTATGCTGGCTTACTTTGATATAACTGAATTTAAGAATAGTAATGCAGCTGCTGAGAAGAAACTGGGGATAGACTCCAGTTGGCCTCTACAGAAGAAACTTGAATTTTTAGGAAACCTGCGGGTTAACTGGTTTGGCGGGGCGGATCTTTCGAAGTTGCACGATTTAACAGCTGCAGCATTGCATGGTGAGTTTAAGGGTATTGATATTGCAATTACGCACGCTTGGTTCCCGATAGTGGCTGCACATAAAAAGGCAGAGGAGGACAATATACCCCTGTTTGGCTGGCGAGATGAAGGTTGGCTGACTATGTGTAACACCCCGACAGTCAACCATTCTGATGTCGTGAATTGGTTTATCAAAATGAAAAAAATAGGGTTTAAAATAAAACAGGTTGGTCACGACCGGAAGTTTTGTCGAGAGTATTTCCTTGGTATGAAGAAAGCAGGTTTTAAGATAGTGGATCAACCCCAGTATTTTTATAAAAAATCAGAGGGCTTCAGGCGAATTGAGAAAAAAGCAAAAGATGGCAAGCTGTACTACTTAGGCAGCAGTGCGTACGAATACTGCGTACAAAACGTGAGGGCTATAGAAAAAACCGATGACATGATTCAATATGAGAAAATTATGCCGGAACACCGGATTGATATTTTTGACGCAGATGTCTTTGCGACTGTGAGGATGCTAGAGGATCTAGAGAAATCTACTGACGCTAAAAAATGGCTTAATAGTTAAAGGTGGTGGGTAGATGGGATTTATTAATTTTATAAAAAATAAACTAAAATCAAGAGCGGATCCAATAGAAAACTGGCTGCTGGGCGTAGATGCTTATGACAATCTCTGTATCCCAGGTTACACCAGATTAAGCGATAATCCGGAAGTTCGGATAGCCGTTCATAAGATAGCGGATCTGATATCCTCAATGACAATCCACCTAATGCAGAACACAGACAACGGAGATATTCGAGTTAGGAACGAGTTATCCAGAAAGATTGACATCAATCCATATGGCCTAATGACACGCAAAGCATGGGTATATAACATTGTTTACACTCTGCTTTTGGATGGCAGGGGTAACAGTGTTATATATCCGAAAATAAGGAATGGATTGATTGTTGATTTAGTGCCACTGAAGCCGTCTAGCTGGTCCTTCATGGATACGCCTGACGGGTACAGCGTGATGTACGGCGGCAAAACATATGCTCATGATGAGGTGATCCATTTTATTATTAACCCGGATCCGGAGAGACCATGGATAGGTAGAGGGTATAGGGTGGTGCTCAAAGATATTGTGGCCAATCTGCAGCAAGCTACTGCTACCAAGAAAGGCTTTATGTCAGATAAATGGAAGCCGTCTATCATTGTAGCTGTAGATGCTATGACAGATGAGCTGGCCAGTGAGGAAGGTAGGGACCAGATACTTCAGAAGTATATTTCTGAAACTGGCGGGGGTAAGCCCTGGGTAATACCGGCTGAGTTGGTAAAAGTGGAGCAGGTGAAACCTTTATCACTGCAGGACCTAGCGATAAATGACGCAGTGCAAATAGATAAGCGAACAGTAGCTGGCATTTTTGGAGTGCCAGCTTTTTTCTTGGGTGTAGGAGACTTTAAAAAGGATGAGTATAACAGTTTTATAAACACAACGATATTGCCGATTGCGAAGGGAATCGAGCAGGAATTGACGAGGAAACTGCTTTACAGCCCGGATCTGTATTTCAAGTTTAATCCTAGGTCGCTCTATGCTTACGATATCACCGAGCTGTCGACTGTAGGTAGCAATATGTACGTCCGAGGGATTATGACCGGCAATGAGGTCCGGGATTGGCTGGGCATGTCACCAAGAGAAGGGCTGACTGAACTGGTCATCCTGGAAAACTACATACCTCTAGGAATGATAGGGGAACAGAAGAAATTATTACAAGGTGGTGACGATGATGAGGAATAAACGGCAGATCCGGAGTGTAATGTCCGAACTGAAAACCCGCTCTGAACAGGAAGGGCAGGATTTATACATCGACGGTTATTTTGCGGTATTTAATCGGGAGACAGAGCTTTGGCCTGGAGCGTATGAGGAAATCGCTCCGGTGGCGTTTGAGGACACCCTGGGGAATGACATTCGTGCTCTTGCTAATCATGATACGACTTTAGTTTTGGGCAGGAATAAAGCGGGAACGCTGACGCTTAAGACGGATAGCCATGGACTGTGGGGTGAAGTGAGGATCAACCCAAATGATGCGGACGCTGTGAACATATACGAACGCGTCAAACGGGGGGACGTAACAGGCTGCTCTTTTGGTTTCAACATCGTATCTGAAGAAACTGAATGGCGTGACGACGGCACTGTGAAATGGACAGTGACAGGTGCAGACTTGCATGAGGTGTCGATATGTACCTTTCCTGCATATGAGGATACCGGTGTCCAGGCAAGAAAGATTGAGGTCGAACAGCACCGGGAAAGACTTCTAGAAGCTAAGAAAAACAAACTTAAGGAGAGGGTAAATAATGTCTTTAAGACAACTGATGTTGGCTAAGAAACTGGAGGGGCTGCGTGCCACTTTAGCTAGTCTAGTAGTCGATGAAGAGGCCTTGCAGAAGCGTAGTGAAGAGCTGGAAACCGCTATTGAAGAGGCCAAGACTGACGAAGAGATTAAGGCCGTTGATGAAGAGGTAGCAAAGATTGAAGGCGATAAGGAAGAGTTGGATGAGAAGAAGAGCAAGCTGGAAGGCGAGATTACAACTCTGGAGAAAGAGCTGGATGAGCTGAAGAACAACGAGCCTAAAAATAACGAGCGAGGTAGAGATAATACTGGAAAGGGAGCGATTGGCGTGAATAGGTTACAAGCTAGGGAGCTGTTGCGCACCGGTGAATACTATGAGCGGGAAGAAGTTCAGG